AGGATCGTAGGCGGAAATCTTCTAGTCAATCCAGTTCCCGCTGCCGGACATGACTGGAGATTCGAGTATGTGACCAAGAACTGGATTCTCGCCGTCGATGGAGTGACCTACAGGCAGTATTTTTCCGAAGACACAGATACCATTCTCCTTCCTGAAGACCTGTTGCTGATGGACCTTCGCTGGCGCTGGAAGAAGGAAAAAGGATTCGATTATGCAGAAGAGAAACAGGATTTCGAGCTTCAACTGAAGGATGATTTTGGAGCAGACGGATCGAAGAAGACTCTGAGCATGAACAACACCTACGGGGTCCGTCCTGGAATTCTGGTTCCTGAAGGCAATTGGGCACTTCCATGAGAATTGCGCTCAGGACAAAATCAAGGGTTGTTGCCGGTCAGACGGCACAATCAAAGTCCTATCCGGCTCCGATAGATGGCTGGAATACCCGTGACTCCATCGCCGCGATGAAACCAACAGAAGCGGTCGCTCTGGATAATTTCTTTCCGAAGCCCTCCTATGTGGAGGGTCGCGGAGGAAGTGCAGATCATGCGACCGGAATGACTGGAAATGGCAAGACGTTGATGGTCTATACGCCATTGACCGGCGTGCAGAAGATGTACTGCTCCACGTCTTCCGGTATCTATGATGTCAGTTCTCCGGGAGCCGTCGGAGCATCGAAAATTGCCAGAACCAACGGAAAACACATCTGGCTGAACTTCGGTGACGGGACGAACAACTACCTCATCATGGTCAATGGAGTGGACAAGCCTGTCTACTTTGACGGGACGACATGGACCGCAGTAGATAATGCGAGCACTCCGGCACTAACCGGATTGACAACGACAAGCATTGCTAGTGTTTTTGCATCTAAGACGAGACTTTTCTTCATCCAGAAAGATAGTCTTTCATTCTGGTATCTATCCGCAGGAGTTGCTGGTGGAGCCCTGACCCGATTCGATCTTTCTTCGGTGGCGAAGAAGGGCGGTTATCTGATGGCTGGTGGGAACTGGTCCGTCGATGCTGGAGATGGTCCTGATGATCGAGTAGTCTTCGTGACTTCCGAAGGTGAGTGCATTATCTACGGAGGGTCCAATCCGTCCAATTCTGCATCATGGGCTCTGACGGGAGTTTACGATATTGGAAGACCGCTTGGCAGAAAGTGTATGACCAAGTATGGTGCTGATCTGTTGGTCATTACCGAGCGTGGTGTCTTCCCGATGCTGGCGGCGATCAAGTCGCCTGAAGAACAGAGCAAATTTGCGCTTTCGTTCAAGATCGAACCGACCTTCACGACCTCCGGATCGACTTATGGTACCAACTACGGGTGGACCGCCGTTCTCTATCCGGCCCAATCTGCATTGATCGTGAACATCCCGATTGCAGAGGATGGTGAGCATGAGCAGTACGTCATGAACACTATCACCAAGGCATGGTGCAAATTCAAGGAATGGGATGCAGAAGATTTTGCGGTGTTCTCCGGTAATCTCTATTTCACAACCGGAACGAAAGTGGTCAAGGCGTGGAGCGGAACTGGAGATAATAATGTCAACATCATTTACTACGGAAAATCGGCATTTTCCTACTTTGACAGTATTGGAGAACAGAAGCGGTTTGTGCTCTACAGGCCGGTTCTGAATGTCAATGGGTCTCTCTCGTTCCTGACTGACATCGATGTCGATTTCAAGGATACGGCCATTACCGGGTCTGCGACCTACACGGTGGTAGCGGGGGGTATTTTCGGGACTTCTGCCTTTGGCAGTTCCTATTTTGCAGCAGGGACTCAGATCGTTAAAAGCTGGACCTCTCCCGATGAATATCCAGGATATTGCGCCGCAGGAAAGATTCAGATCGAGAACAAGTCGCTGACGATTCAATGGGTCGCCAATGATTATGTCTATCAAAAAGGCGGGATATTGTAATTTGTTGTTTTTGGCAGTAAACTGAAGCAACCTCATTAGTCCGGGTTGCGCCTGAAACGGCGTGCGCTCACAGCGCCATAAATCACTTATGGTTGGAGCGCGAAATGAGTCTTTGGGGTAGTGTAAAATCGGCAGGACAGGATTTTCTTAGCAATCCTGTTTCTCTTTTCGATCCTGTAAATAGCGGACTCTTCTCCTTGGGGAAGCAGGTTGCCGGTCTAAACAATCCGCTGCACTCTCCTCAACAGCCTGCGGCACCCGATTATGTCGGTGCTGCCAATGCTCAAGGACAGGCCAATCTTGAGGCTGCGAGAATATCGGCCAGGCTGAATAATCCGAACGTCACCAATCCCTATGGGACTCAGACGGTGACATGGAATGGAGATCAGCCTAATGTTACTCAAACACTTTCTCCGGAACAGCAGGCGCTTTACAGCAAACAATCTCTCAACCAAGGATTGCTGGCCGATCTCGGGACACAGGGGGCACAAAGTCTACAAGGAATTGTGGGCCGTCCAGTTGATTTTTCGGGGGCTCCTCAGACCGGAAATTATGAGGATGTCAGAAAATCCGTCATCGACGCCATGATGTCCCGTGCCAATGAGGATTACGGTAAACAGACGGATCAATCCAATTCCGACTTGATTGCTGCTGGAATTCCTGTGGGAAGCAAAGCCTACGCGGATCGGCAACAGATGATTGAACGGTCCAGGAACGATGCTAGAACTCAGGCAGAGGCGGCTGGCGGAGCGGAAGCGGCAAGGGCCTATGGGATCGATGCCGATCGCAGACGCCAAGCCATCCAGGAATATCTGGCGCAAAGGCAGACGCCTCTCAATGAGATCAGCGCATTGAATTCGGGCTCTCAGGTTACTAATCCGTTTGCAATGCCGGGCGTTTCGCAATCTTCTCAAGTGGCTCCGGCCCCCTTATTCGGGGCAGCTACAGCCCAAGGTAATTACAACACGGATATCTACAACGCCGATGTTTCACAGAGAAATGCCTTGATGCAGGGCCTATTCGGTCTTGGTGGTGCAGCAGTTGCCGGAAGCATGGGGAGGCGCTAATGGCTGATCCTTATGGTCTGATTGCAAGCGGACTTCCTCCTGAAATTGCAGCGCAGGCACAAGGTCTGTCGAAGCGCGATGCGATTTATCAGGCGCTTCTGAACCAATCCATGCAACCGATTCAGGTTCCTGAATCGAAAGGTCGCTTCCAGGGCAGAATTCATCCGCTACAGGGCATTGCAAAGTTAGTGGAAGCCTACATGGGTTCTCGTGGGATGAATGAGAATGCACAAGCCTACGGAGACTTGGCGAAGCAATACCAGAGAGGAGAGAATTCAGCGATTTCAAATTACATCAAGACTCGCCAAGGTCAGCCGGAGATTCCTAGCCCTGCTGATGAACTGGGTGGAGGTCCTGGAAAACCAGCCGTCCTCGGCGATCCAAGGGCAGCAGTAGAGCAGGCAATGGTGTCTCATTATCCGGCTGTCAAGAAGCTTGGTGAACTTGATCTTGCCCATCAGAATCGTCAGGAAGATATCCGGCTTCAGCGGGAGTTGGCAGCGCAACAGGCTGAGGCGATGATTAAAGCGAGACAGGCAAGTGGACAACAGCCTGTAACGGTAACGACTATTGCTGATCCGAAAGACCAGAACAGGACTGTTGTTGTCGATGCAAGGTCTGGCCGCGTCATTGGAGCGGGGCCAAAAGCGACCGATGTCGGAAAGCTCGAAAACAAGCGCCAGTTCAACATGCAGGGACTCGGAGCAGCAGTTCAGGAGGCAGACGACATCCTGAATGGGAAGGGTGGAACAGCACTTCCTACCGGGAGCGGAGTTGGAACGGCTGTTGATTATGTCGCCAGTCTTGTTGGGATGGCTCCTGAAAGCGCAAAACAGGCTGACCGACTGCGGGCTATTGGAGGCGCCTTGACTGCGAAAATGCCTCGCATGGAAGGTCCGCAGTCCGATAAGGATGTGGCTCTCTACAAGGAAATGGCGGGTCGTGTAGGAGATAGCACCCTTCCGGTTGAAAGACGCAAAGCGGCCTTGGAGGAGATCAAGAATCTCTGGTCAAAATATGAGCGTTTGAATCCTGGCGCTTTTGCGGATACATCCGCTCCTTCCTCTCCCAAAGTCATTGACTTTAGCACATTGCCGAAATAATGGATGTCAGACTCCCGGACGGAACCATCGTCCAGAATGTACCCGAAGGGATCACGCAAAGTGAGTTGATGGCTCGCGTCGGAAAAATGAATGAGAAGCCAGCCGAGTCTTCCAAGACTGACATGTGGAGTTCGATGGGCGGAGGAGCCTTTCAAAACAAAGGCGGCGCTGATACCGCCGAAGTTCTTGCGGGAAACCCTGCTGTGCGCTTTGCGATGGGTGCCGCTTCTCCAGTGATTGCTGCGGCGCAACTTGTCAATAAAGGTACGCGAGCAGCAGTTAAAGGACTTGGTGGCAGCGAGGAGCTTGCCAATACGCTTTCACCCGAACTGGTTGATCCTGTCCGTCTGGAGCAGATGAAGAAGGCAGGAATGAAGTCTGCCGGGACGGAAGGCTATGATGTCATGGGCCTTGCCGGAACTGCGCTTAATCCGTTTGGATTGGCTGCTGGAAAGGTTATCGCTCCTGCTGCCGGAGTCGCAGGGAAGATGGCGCAGGGAGCCGGTGTAGGAGCCGCTTATGGCGGTTTGACTCCAGTTACAGAAGAAGGTGATTTCTGGAAGCAGAAGGGGATTCAAACGGCTGGAGGGGCTGCAATCGGTGGCGCTATTCCTGCTGTTACGGGATTGACCAAATGGGCCGGGAAGCAGGCCAGGGATACGGCTGATCTATTCCTTCCTGGAGGTCCGGAACGCATTGCCAACCGCTACACCAAAACGATCGTTGGTGAGCCCGGTCTTCAAAAGGTCATCAATGCTGCACAGCAAGCCAGGGAAATCGTTCCAGGAAGTAAGCCTACTGTAGCCGAAGCCATTGCTGGCGTTCCGGAAGGCTCCCCCATCATGGAGCATCAACGGATCGTTGCGGAGACTCCTGGTGGTATTTCTGCGAAGTTCATGGAGAGGACGCAAGCTCAGAAAGGAGCAAGAGAAGCCGATCTTGAGTCTATTGCGAAAGGTATTTCAGAGAAATCTGCACTTGGTATAAGGTCCGCCGCTTCAAACCAGAATTATGAAGAGGCAAAGAAACAGGTCGTCAAAGGTGACGCGAAGCTATCGGAATTGCTCGGTCGTCCGTCTATGAAAAAAGTCTTTGGTAGAGCAAAAGAACTTGCCGAAGATTTCGGAGATAAGTTCAAAATTGGACAGGACATTCCGGAGCATATTGTCGAAGGGAAAATTCTAGGAGAATCAGGGAAGCCAATTATTCAGGAAACTGTTGCAGCAAAATCGGCCGAGTATCCAGTTGCAAGTCTTCACTACATGAAAATGGCTCTGGATGACATGATTAAGAATCCAGAACGCTTTGGAATAGGGGCAACTGAAGCAAGAGCCATTGGTGGAATTCGTGAAAAATTCGTTGATTGGCTTGGAAAGAAGTCTCCTGCTTATGATTTTGCCAGATCGGAACATGCAAGATTGTCAGGTCCGCTTAATAGGGCTCAAGTGCGAGATGCGCTGATTGAGAAACTTCTTCCACCGACCGGAACTGAAGCAACCGGAACTTACCTGAAGGCACTTGAAAATCCTCTTCCGATGCTGAAGAAGGCGACCGGGCAGACGAGATTCGAGAAGACTGCGGACGTTCTTCAACCTGCCGAGGAGATTTCTGCGCAGCGAGTCGCTTCCGATCTGGAACGGAAACTCGCATCCATTAAACCGGAACAGAAGACCAATCTTCATGGTGGAGTGAATGTTGCCGAGGAAACGAGGACTCATGTCCCGCAGATGCTTTCCCGTACCGCAATGATCGTCAATGCGGTGCTTCGGGGAGCTGGCAAGGGTGTGGAGGGAAAGGTTGATTCCATCATGGCGGAACGGTATCTCGATCCTCAGAAGTTTGCGCAAGACATGCAGAAGATGACTCCTACGCAACGCCAAATCATGATCGAAGAGATAAAGAAACGTGCAAGGATTCCGGCAATCGGTGCAGTAGTAACGGCAGCGGAAGGAAACAGATAATGGACTATCCAAGAATCCTGGCTTTTCCTGATTTGATGCGGCTAATAACGCTTTGGTCAACGCCAAATTTGCGAGCTATTTCAATATGCCATTTAGATGGGGGTGTCAACTATGTTTAATGGCTCTGGCTTGTGGGTTGCCCCGGGCGGAGGTCTTTATCCAGTAACCAATGGAACACTGATCGATGATTCCAAGTGGAACGTCCTGATTGCTGATATCGGGACGGCACTTTCTAACTGCATCACGAAGGACGGTCAGACGACAACCGCAGGAACGATTCCATTTGCAACAGCAGTAACGATTGCAAGCACGCTGGCGATCACATCGACCTCTGCAAATGCGCTTGCAGTAGGCCCGGCAGGGACAACTAATCCGACGCTGAAGATTGATGCCAATACGGCCTCTGCGGCCACTGGAATCAGCATCAAGAGCGCGGCTGCGGCAGGCGGTGTTGCCCTCTCTGCAATTTCGTCCGGAACTAATGAGAACCTGACGATCGATGCCAAGGGCTCAGGAACGATCACGCTTGGAGGAACATCTACGGGGGCGATTACGATTGCAAGAGCGTTAACAGTCGCTTCTGGACAGACTCTAACTCTCACTGGAACGACAATTACAGGCGGGACTCCGACGTTTTCAGGGCTTGTTACCGCCAATGCTGGTTTGACTGTAACCTCTGGTCAGACGCTGACTCTGACGGGGGCGAATCTGGTGGGCCTTCCGGCGAGCCTCGCCTGGCAAGTCGTCAAGCGCAAGACAGCGGATGAATCGATCACGTCATCGACGACGCTTCAGGATGATGACCATCTGACGTTCGCTATTGGCGCTAATGAGGAATGGATTCTGGATGCATGTGTTGTTTTCGGTAATTCACTCAATACAACCGGGATTCAAACTGCTGTAACAGTCCCTTCAGGGGCAACGCTTCGAGCATCTACTGAAATTACAACGACAAACACGTCGCCCAATGATGCCAAATCTGACTCGGTCGCCACGAGTGGGGCCGTAATAATCGCTTTCGGTGGACTGAATGGAGCTAACGGTGTGGTCAAATACTTTGTATGGGTTTTGAATGGAGCGACACCCGGGAATGTGACTCTGCAATGGTCTCCTGGAAGCAATATCGGGACGGCATTGACTGCTAAGAAAGGTTCGTTTTTGAGGGCGAACCGCATCGCCTAAAACCTTGCCCCGGTCCCGATCGACCAGTTATGTCAGACGAATCAACATTCGAGAAAGAGCTAGCCAAAATCTGGCTTTCTCCTGGACTTCGATCCTATCATCTCGATCGCAACGCAGGATTCAATGAGAACAACAGAGGATTTGGTGCTGAGTACGATGTCAATCCGAATACGAAGATTGCAGGAGGACATTTCCAGAACAGCGTTAACCATGATAGCCGGTATCTCGGAGCGGCTCTCATGGGG